CTGCTCAAAAAGACAGGCGCAACCGTGGTGGCTGTGTTTAAGGTCAACCCGCTGTTTAACAGCCGGGTGCTGTACAAAGCCTACACCAAGGACGGCAGGGACAAGACGATTGAAGATGTTGATGTGGGTCTTTTTAGCCAGAACTCTGCTAATAACGCGGATGTGGTCAAACTGATGACCAACGAGATTCCGTGCGGGGAGTACCGTTACGCTCAGTCTGAGGTGGGTTTGTGGTACATCGAAAAGGGCGTGACGTTCACCTGCCGGGTAAGCGTACCGCCAGACAGCCACCGATTTGTTGGACAGGTCACGGTCGGGTGGGCAGAGCCACCGCAAGACATTCAACAGGTAAAATTTATGCTGGAGATCGCCAGCGCCATGCTAACCAAAAGGGGTAATTGATGCTTTCACTATTCTCAACACTTGGGGGTCTGTTGATCTCTGGCCTGCCCAAGCTGCTAGAGTATTTCCAGAACAAGGCTGATCAAAAGCATGAACTGGCGCTGGCGCAGATGCAGACCGAACGCGAGTTGCAAATGGCCGCCGCTGGCTTTGCTGCGCAGGCCAAGATCGAGGAAATCCGCACTGAGCAGGTCGCCATGCAGACCCAAGCGCAGATGGCCGAGGCCGAGGCTGGCATGGTGCAAGGCGCTCAGGAGCACGACAAGGCGGTGCTTGCCAAAGCTTCCACATGGGTTGCCAACTACGTGGGCACTGTACGCCCCACGGTGACGTACATCTTTATATTTGAGCTGGTGGCAATCAACGCTTTCCTTTGCTTCTACCTATGGCAGCATCCCGGCTTGATCACCAGCATTGACGACGTGATTCGCTACTCCGACTTAATCTTCTCCGGAGACGAGATGGCTATGCTGGGTGGAATCGTGGGATTTTGGTTTGGTAGCCGCCAGTGGAGCAAGAAGTGAAAACTTCTGACAAAGGCATCCATTTGATGCACGAATTTGAGGGCTACCGGAACAAGCCATATAAATGCAGTGCAAAAATCTGGACCGTGGGGTGGGGCCACGCCATGTATGGCGATCAATTGCGCCTGCCCAACGTGCGTACTGGCGTTTACACAGGGATGATCCGCGATGATTACCAACTCAAACCCGAGGACAGCCGGGTCTGGTCGAAAGAGGAACTGGTTGAGATTTTCAAAGATGATCTCGTCTCTTTTGAACGCAGTGTTCTTCGACTTGCTCCCAATCTGGCTGGGCATCAGCGCAAGTTTGACGCTTGCGTCGCTCTGGCCTTCAATGTAGGCTCGGGCAACTTTCAGCGCAGCACCATTCGCCAGAAGATTCTTCGGGAAGACTGGGAGGGTGCAGCCGAGGCGTTCTTGGCTTGGTCCAAGGCTGGCGGGAAAGTCCTGCCGGGTCTGGTGCGCCGCCGCAAGGCAGAGATTGCGCTATTCCTAAGTTAAGTGCGAAAATGTTGCAAACTGAGGTAAAACATGCCCCTGAAGTCCATAATATTTCGCCCCGGAGTAAATCGAGAGCAAACCCGCTACGCCGCCGAGGTGATTGGCTCTTCCTCGCCAGCAGCTCAGGTGGTTGGTGGATGGTATGAATCTGACAAGGTGCGCTTTCGTTCCGGCACACCAGAAAAAATTGGTGGATGGCAGCGAATTTCATCAAGCACATTTATTGGTGTATGCCGCTCGCTATGGAACTGGGTGACATTGATAGGGTTCAACCTTATAGGAATTGGAACAAACTTAAAATTTTACATCCAGCGTGGCGGGGCGTATTACGACATCACACCCATTAGGAGAACTGCGAGCCTGACAAACCCCTTTACCGCCTCTAATGGCTCAGCGATTGTTACCGTTGCAGATTCAGCGCACGGGTGTGTAAATGGGGACTTTGTCACTTTCAGCGGAGCCACGGGGTTGGGTGGAAACATTACTGCAGAGGTACTCAACAGAGAGTACCAAGTTACCGTGTCGAGCGTAAACGCATATACGATAAATGTTGGCGTTAATGCCAACGCCACCGATGTATCAAGCTCACCCGGAGGGGGCTCTGTAACAGCCGAATACCAAATTAACGTTGGTCCCGAGTTTCAGATTCCACTTGTTGGGTGGGGCTCAGGCGCTTGGAGCTCAGGCGCTTGGGGCACTGGCGGTTTTTCTCTGGTCAGTATGCGTCTTTGGAGCCAATTTAACTTTGGCGAAGATTTAATTTTTGCGCCAATGGACGGACAGATTTACTACTGGGACGCCTCCAACGACCTAACTACCAGAGGTGTTTTGCTGTCGTCTTTGGGTGGCGCTTCAGATGTTCCAACCGTGCAGAAGTTTATTTTGGTGTCCGACACCAGCAGGTTTGTATTTGCGTTTGGTTGTAATGATGCTGGCAGCGCCACTCAAAATCCGATGCTGATTCGCTGGTCCGATCAAGAGTCTGCTGCAGACTGGACGCCATCCGCCACAAGTCAAGCCGGAAGCATTCAGCTATCTGATGGCTCCGAGCTGGTTGCGTGCCTGCAAACACGACAGGAAATTGTTGTTTGGACAGATTCGGCTATTTATTCACTGCAATATGTAGGCGTACCTGCGGTGTGGAGCACCCAGCTTCTTTCAAGCAACATTTCCATTTACGGGCCAAACGCAAAAGCCGTGGCTTCTGGTGTGATTTACTGGATGGGCGTGGACAAGTTTTATAAATACGATGGTCGAACACAGACGCTTCGTTGTGATTTGCGCCAATACATCTTCAGCGACATCAATCAGTCCCAGAATCAGCAAGTTTTTGCCGGAACAAACGAGGGCTTTAACGAGATTTGGTGGTTCTATTGCTCCTCTGGCAGCACTGTAATCAACAAGTACGTTGTGTATAACTACGAAGAAGACATTTGGTACTACGGCAATATGGGGCGCTCCGCTTGGTTGGACTCGGGGTTGCGAGACTACCCGCTGGCCGCCACTTACAGTTTTAACTTGGTTAATCATGAGCAGGGTGTAGATGACAACGAGACAGAAACAACTTTGCCGATTGCCGCGCTAATTAGCTCTTCTGAGTTTGATATTGATAACGGGCACAACTTTGGTTTTATCTGGCGCGTATTGCCCGACATAACCTTCAGGGGCTCAACGGGTGACTTGACGCCACGGTGCAATATGACACTGATTCCAATGAGGAACTCTGGCTCTGGATTTACAACTCCAGCATCGACAAACGACAGTAGCTCTGCTGAAGTTCAGCGTATTGCCACAGCCCCGATTGAAGAGTTCACCGGTCAGGTGTACATCCGCGTGCGCGGCAGACAGCTTATATTTAAAGTGGAATCTAGCCAACTTGGCACGACATGGCAGCTCGGTGTTCCTCGAATTGACATTAAAGCTGATGGCAGGAGGTAAGACGTGGCTTTTATCGTTACCTCAGAATCTGAGCTACAGAAGATAGCGCCACCCGCCCTGCCTCTGGCAAATGATAAGTATTCTCAGGCCTACCAAGATCAGCTCAACAACGTCTTGCGCCTGTACTTCAACCGCCTTCAAGGCGTACTGGGGCAGTTGAACTCAGAGGGCGGGATTATCCCCGCCACGACCAACTACCTTGTAGCTAATTTGCCCAGCGCCTCGGTTTCTGGAGCAGGAGCAAGGGCGTTTGTGTCTAACGCACTGGCCCCGACATTTGGCGCTACCGTGGTTGGTGGCGGAGCGGTGGCCGTACCCGTATATTCAGATGGCACTAACTGGAAAGTTGGCTAAGCCATCGCTTAGATCAAAATGACAAAGATGAATTACTTTCCACTCCCGCCTGAAGTTGCCACAATTCCCTTGGATGACTACACGGGAATTCTTGCTTTTTCAGGGGGCGTTGAGTCTACTGCGTTGATGGCGCACCTCAAGAGGACTGGTGAGAAGTTTGTGGCGTTTAACTTTGCGCTATCGTTGCCGGAGCCGCCGTACGGCCCGATTGAGGTGTGGCTTGCAACTCAGCGGATTAACGCTCGGTTGATTGCCGAAAAGATGGATGTCCCCATGATGGAGATAGACCTGCAGATGACCAACTTGGGGACCATCCGTAACGAAACGCCAGAGTACAAGTATTCGTTTCAGCGTTGGTATATCTCGTTCTTTCTCGGCATGCTGACCGTGTACAACCCGCAGGTTAAAAACCTATATTACGGGCTGAACAACGAGGACACTACAGCCGTCAACCCTCAAATGAGGGGGCAAATGGAAACATTTATGGGAGTTATGACTGGGGACAACCGGTTGCGGACTCCACTGTCGCACTTGACCAAAGCTCAACAGTGGGAAATCATTCCTAACGATGTCAAGCCGCTTGTCTTGACCTGTTTTAGCGGCGTTTGCGGTACATGCTTTAAGTGTAAAGAGCGCATAGATGCGGGGATACCACTGAAATGAACAACGATATTATTAGCCGGTTAATGGCTGCTGGTTTGGTGTCGTCTCCAGATGTCAATTGGCCGCCCGTCCACTTTGATGGAGGGGGCGCTGCTGGCGCTGCTGGTGGGGCCGCTGCCAGTGGTGATGGTGGAGATGGCGGCTCGGGCGCTGCTTCGTCTGCCGCTGGAGGTGATGCTGGACCCGGAGCGGCTGGCACGGGCGACGGTGGTTCTGCTGGCGCTGGCGCTGGCGCTCCCGGTGGTGGCAACGCTGCTGGCGGAGATGGCAATAGCGGGGATGGCGGCACAGGAGACAGCTCAACTGCCGCCGATGGAGCCTCTGCCGATGGATCGCCCGGAGGTACCAGCGGTACAGGGGATGCCCCTCTTCCCCGGGAAAAAATACTCCGTACAAAAACATCTAACTACGACTCAAGCAAAAAAACCACACAAGCCGACAAAGACCGGATTGTTCAGCAAATTTTGGGGCAAGGAATTACCTCTAAATGGTCTGGTCAAGGACATGGTTCCGCGCAAGCCAACGCGGAGGATATGGCGCGTATTTTGACAAGTATTGGTATCACCGATATCCGTCAGTTTGGTCAAATCCCGCAATATGAACAGCTAGATACTTACCACTCATACAGTGGTCGCCCCGCGTATCAGACGCAAGATGGAACTTGGGCTTATACGTTAGGCCCCAGCAATAGAAGGGCTGGAGCAGAGGTGCCAGTTCCCGGCGGCAAAGAAAATGTTCAAACGCAGTACGGCTACATGGATGGTGGGCAATTCACTCCAGTTGATCCAGCAAAAGTTGAGTTTGATAATGGCGTCCCAATTGCGGCAACCGGCCAATCTATTTACGGCAACAAACTTACAAATCAGGCCGTACCCAACACATACAGCGAGCGTCAAACAGGTAACGCTTGGGGCGGCACGTTTGCGGGCAAAGGAAACACGGGCTACCGCGTGCAGTTCACGCCGGATGGCATGCCCATCTTCTATACAAGTTATGCGTCGAGCAACGACTTAGCCAACCTCATGCAAGACCTTGGCCCTGTTGGTCAGATCGCCATAGCGGTTGCCACCGGAGGGCTGTCCATTCCGCAGCAGATTGCCGCTCAAATGGCAATTCAAATCTTAAGCGGGGGGGATTTAGGAGACGCGATTAAGAGTGCCGCCATCAGTATGGCGGTCTCAAATATTCCGGGCGCAGATTTTATGAAAGATGGCGCTTCGTACCTAAACGGGATTGATTCATCTGGCGTTTTAACTAGATCATTTCAAACCCCT